TGGTCTTGTCAACCTTCTCGAAGTTACCCTCCTCCATCATCTCTGCCGGAGGATTGAACGTATCGTCCTTTGGTATCATCTTGACCGTGCCTGTCTCTGTTGTCTTCTTCTTATAGACTATCTTTTTGGTTGTCTTATAGTTAAAGTATAGCAGAGTGCAAGTGTCCCTACTAAACAAGCTATTCTCATAGAATCTTGCAACATTATAATAGTCGTACCAAGACTGGCTGTATTGTGAGATTTTTTGTAAATCATCTTTTGTTAGTTTTGGATTGATTTTGTACAGCTCCGTAAGAGGTAAAGTTTTAATCTCACCCCAATAGAAGCAGTCCTCAAAGAATGGGTCCTCAGTATAGCTATAGACCAAATTAGCCGGATCCACATATGATATTCTCACGCCTTCACCTAGCAAGAACTCATGCTTCGCCACTGCTATACCAAGTACAGTCATGTCATAGTCTAAGCGCTTTCTCGTGTCGTAGTAGTGGTTCTCGTCAAATATAGTGTTTATTGCTACCTCCTCAGCTATCTCAATTGCAGGCTTGTAATTTATTTGCATATACAATGACAGCTCCTCGTCATTCTCAGGTAGCGTGTTCGGGTCTGTAACAAATGGATTGGCCCCTGTGAACTTTTGGATTGTCTCAAATATTGGTTTGCCAATCATCTGAGTCTCTATCATGTCTTGATACTTATTACGCTTTGCCAATGACATAGCATCATGGGCATATGCCTTTGGCTTGAATAGCCTATCAGCCATTCCGTTCACTACGATGTCAACAAACTTTGGTATAACTGGAACAGGAGTCCAGTCAATATTCAGATAAGACAAGTCACCATCAATCGCTAGCTCGTTCTTGTACTTTGCTACCGACTGCTCACCCCTCGCGTAGAGCCTAAGCTTATGGAACTCTCTCCATCTGCTGTAGTACCTGCAAGATGTACCATCCTTTCTAAACCACTCATATTGGATTGCCTGTCCAACTTGCAGCCCATAGCTTTCCGATGCTTTCTCTGCGTCAGTTGCCCATTGTTTAGGGAAGTCCGAGTACTGTATGTCTATGATTATATCTTTCATTTCATTATTTGACTTGTTAATCCATCGTTTGTATATCTAGCAAAGTTAATAATTATTTTTGATTCTTTCTTCTCTGGCATATAAAGGTGTTTCTGATTTGCCATAATTGCTAATCCTGAGCTGATTGCAGCGTCAAACTTAGTCCTGTCGTTTATATCAAACTTTGCCCAATCTTCAAGTGTTTTTGTAAATGGCATATTACCAATTACGTCAGGTTCTCTATATGCACCGCTATAATCAAACCCTATAAACTTCTCGATGTATGACTCGATTGCAGAGGCGTGAGACTGTTTGACATCCTCAGATGAGTTAGGTATACCACCTAGCTCGCGCTCTGTCTTTGTCAACTTGTTAAACTGCTTATCTGGTCTGTTCATACAAAATCCTCTGTATCCTCTATTTTTAAAATGGTACAATAACCTTGGTTTATTATTCTCTATAAGTATTGGCATTCCGTAGTAAACGCAAGCCATAAGTATTTCCTCAAAAAATATCTCTGCTGTTTGTGGTCTTGCTATATATTCCAAAAAGAACTCATTCACCGGAGCGTCATCCATGTGGAACTTTGTCATCCCATGCAGTGATCCACACGATCCTCTTCCTCCAACAACTGCTGAGATGTCATATGGGTCACATCCAAACGACCCTAAATGCTCATTTCCTGGATGCATGATTCCATTCCTTGTATGTACATTGTTTGCGTAATGCGCAGGAGGGAACCAGCTAATTAAAAATCTTCCACTTTTATTTGGAGTCCATACAACCTTTGTGTCTTTAATTCCGTCTTTCCAAGAGAACGACCCTCTTGTCATGTACTGCTCTTTGATTAACGAGTCATTGTAATCAATTTGCTGATATATTTTAGTCAGGTTAAATATCGCCTGCTTGCTCTCATCTCTAAATGCGTGAGACTCTGACCTTGGGAACTGACGATAGAACTCGTTCAATGCATCGGCATCATTCTTTAGTGATGCTGCCTCATTCTCCCAGTAGTCAATCGCTCCATTTGATATCTTACCCTTATCGACTCCCTCTATTGGCTTCTCAGGCTTCCTGAACACAGGCATACCGTACTTATCAATAAAGCCCTCCATATTCCACTCCATTGGAATGAACAAGGAGTATAGTCCACTCTTTGTCTGACCATTGGCATTTCTATTCTCTACATTTGAGTCATAGTACAAGGACTTGAAGTTGTCACCACCTTTGTTCAAGGCATTTGAGGTAGACCCCATCATACACTTGCCTATAACCTTGCTACCCAAACGTAAACAGGTTTTTGTTACGCGCCAATTGTTTAGGATGTTATTTGGCTTTACCCATTTACCTGACTCGTCATGAGCCAGGAACAATAGCTTCTCACCGTCATATGAGTTCTCCTCAGTATTCTTCCAGTCAATAGTAGTATCCAATCCGACTATGTCATTTTTATTGACCTCGTGCATATTCTTCTTGGTAATCTTCGATGCCGGTACTCGGAATGCCAACTCTACCTTTGGCTTGTCCATACCATCCATTATTGGCTTGAAGAAGAACGGCAGCTTGTTGTTGATCGGGACCACCTTGTCGGTAAACATCTTCTTGGCATCGGCACCTGTCTTTGACAAGATACCTAGTCGCGCGTCCTTTACTAGTGTTGCGAGATTTACGCACTCGGAGGATGACATAAATGAGAAACCTGAGCGTCTTATCTTGAGGTATATCATTCCGAAGCATCTTAGGTCCGCTTTGCAAGCTTCCCAAAATAAGAAGAAGATTCTATTCGCTTCTCGGAAGTCAGGGTAACCAACGTCAATGCTTGACCATTGCAGGTACATATAATGAGACCCTGTGATATAGCTAGGGGTGCCATTATTCATGAACCAATAGCCTTGCTCGCGATAATCGAACTCGGTCTCTATATAGTCAACCCATTTATTTTTGAACTCGTTTGGCTTGTCATTCCATTGGAAGATTGAGTTTATCTTCTCAAGTTCTTTTGGTATCGGATTTCGGTCCCAGTATTGCTCTGCTTTTGAGTCGCTCCTTTTGTGGCAGTTCTCCGGTGCAGGAGGAAGGGCTATGTTTACCCCTGAGATATTTATGACCTCGCCTATCTGACCGCTCTTTGAGATAACGATAATGTCGTACTGCTCATTGTAACCGTACAGCCAAGAGCGAACCCTGTTTTTATTAGTAATCGCATTTAAAGGAATTAAATCCTTCACGACATAATAAAGTCTATTTTGATCGTCTTTCTGCAAAGCCTTGTTTTGAGTCTACTTTACTAATACCTCTCTCTATGTAATCAAGAGATTCTTTCTCGGATTCTATTCTACTGAGTATTTCAAATGCGTCAAATATTGCTAACTTCTTGGATGCCGCTGCATTCTTTAACTTATCTGCTGATATATCTCCCTCTTCCTGAGTGATGATACTCTCCTCTGCAACCTTTATTAGTTCCTCTATGGCTTTGTATCCAGAGTTTATTATTTTAAGCTTTAGCTCTCTGTTGCTCATACCGGCTCTAGTTTCATTGTCACAAAATGGTCATACATCCTATATAGCTTTTCACCATCAATTTCAAATTCGTACTCCCCATTAGGAGCGAAGCAGATAACGTCACCTTCGTTAACGCCCTTACTTCTTAGATATTCGTTAGGGTATTTCATTGTACCCATTAAAGGCTCAAGTGTGAACGGTTTTTTTATGTAGCTTTCCTCAGCAGGGATAGGTTTTACGAAACAATACCTATCATATGCTTGCCACTTGCCGTCACTCTTATACAAATAAAACTGCTCATCATCAATAAAGAACAGGTCCTCCTTGAAAAAGCTCTTACCGCTTTTGCGCCTTCCCTTAATGTCATTGTAGAACTTAAAGACATTATGGTGGACGATTAAGGTGTCCCCTGGTCTTATTGGACCGCTGTAATCTATAGGTGTCTCTATAACCTCAGCATAACGATTTGAGAACTTAAACTCCTCCTCAGAGGTGTTTATAATGAACTCAACACCGGCTATGCTTTTTGTGTTGTTATATCGACTCCCATTTACAGGCTTTACTATAAACTGAGTCGGTGATTTCATTAAAAATCTATATTAAATTCGATTGAAATTGGAATTGTATCATTAAATTCTTTCCACAGGACCACTTCCTGCTTCTTATTTACTATGTAGATGCGGATAGATCCTGATTTGTCAATTCTTATAAGATGAATCTCATTGGTGTCACCTAGGACTTTCTGCCCGACAACATAATGCATTGCGTTCTTATAATCAGCGCCTATCGATATCTTCCTTATGTCCATTATCCAATATTAAATATGCTAAAGTTTACAGATGGCGATAAAGGTCTTGTTGGATTAGTACCCGCAGGAGTTGCAAGAAGTGATATTGCTGCAACAGATGACCACCAATAAACTTTAATATAATCACCTGCATTTAAAACTACAGTGTCTGTTATAGTCGCTAAAGTTTGATCATTTTGAGCTGACGATGTTGTAAATGTAAATGCTGAATTAGGCACAATAACATCATTTATTGTAAACCACACAGTTACATTATAAGGTGAGCTACCACCCCCTATAAATACGAGTTGTAAGTTTACGCTTAAAAAATACACACCTGTATTTAGAACATTCACTCTATTGTCAGGACCTAATGTAAATCCGGAAGCCTGTTGAGTTGAATTAAGTAAGGCTTGATTTGCTACAGTTATACCTCCATTAGCTTGGTTAGCGTTATGGAAAAAAGTTGCAGAATAAAGTACCGGTGGCGTTGTCCAAGTTGCAGGAAGTCCTGCTCCCTGACTTGTCAATACCTGACCTGCTGTACCTGTACTAGAATTGGTATATATAGCTTTACTTATCTCTACTCTGCTGTTGGCATCGTCAACTTTGATATAGGTACTGTTAACAGCACTGCCCCAATCCCCAAGAAAATATCTGTTATTGACAAAGTCAACTAAGAAACCTGATGCAGTCCAACCGTTGTTACCTATTTCAAAATAATCTTGAGCGCTAGATAAACATGAGATACCTCTCATCTCAGCATCATCTGTTGTTATGCGTAATGACTGTGCTGTTAGTCTTTTACTACCCAAGTCAACATTGCCGGTTGCTCCTGTATATGGGACATACGTTGCTGCGGCCGTTGATACAGGCAAATAAACAGTATTGTCAAGTGACCCATCAGCTTTTAAGAAGTCAGTCCCTAGTCCACCAGGGACTAAAAAAGCAAATGCTGTGATGTCATTAGCTCCCAAATCAACATTGTATAAGGCTCCTGTATAAGGTACATATGCTGTTGACCCAGGGAGGGATAACAAACTTCCTATAGTAAAATTCTTAGTGCTGTTCATGTCATTTACATCAGTGCCAATGAGCATATCACCAAGAGCAGGTGCTGTAGTAGCGTATGTACTTATCTTTGCCATTATTTATATTTTTTGGGTGACCTCGCCTGTTTGTAGATTTATAACAGAGTCTTGGCCATATTTTGAAATTAGTATCCTTTCATATTCAGAGAACTCCTGACGCATAGCGTTAATCTGACCTAGGATGCCTTGCTTGTTTAGCTCTAGTTCTCCTAATGCCATCTTTGCTTTAGCAAACTCATTATTCATTGCTTGAATCTTATCAAGATCTTCTTTTAAAACGTAATTCTTTTCCATTTGATTTAATTTGAATTTCTTTTAATTGAACTACCAAAATAATAACCGAATATTGAAATTACAATACCCTCAGTGATACCGATAAGGTGAATCCACACCTCTTTGTTATCTATTGGTATTGTAAGGTAAACGATTGCATAAATCATAAAACAGAACGCTGCTAATCCTACCAAGCCTGTAAGATAGAACAAAAAATCAAATTTTTGTAATTTTGCTATCTCTACTTCTCTACCTCTTGCCGACTCTCTATCTTTTAGCATTAGTTGCTCCATTTCAACAAGATCCTTTGATAGGATTTCTTTGTCCTCATTACTTAAATCATCGGATAGGTTTATTAGATTCTTTACAATACCTAATGTCCCATTACTTGGAAGAACATCACCTATGGTTTGAAGAATTTTTGGGGCTTTTTCTGCAAGAAATTTCCCTACTTTTGTGTCTTTAAATTTTTTTCTAGGTTTCATATTAGTGAGTTTTTTCCATTCTTTCAACAATATTTAAAAGCTTTTTCATCATTGATGTGTTATTCTCTATGACATTATTGTTTGATGCTACTGTTTCTAAAAGTTTAGAACGGTCTTCTACCAAATAATTTTCAAGTCTTTTCTCAAGGTCCTGGATTCTTGCTTCGTTCTTCTTATGCCATACGAAAAACTGCTTGCCCATAAAATAGATGACCGCAATCATCAAGATGGCAAAAATGCCTAATACCCCATAATTTGCGAGTGAGTTTAAGTATGAGGGGAGTGGTTCGGTTTGGAGAAAAAGCATGGTTTTTTATATTTTATATTCAACAATTGGTAGATATTTTACCCACCAGCAATCGATATTGGTGTTGTCATATATCTGATGCAAAGGTAATACCCAAACTCCATTTACATCTAATATTGGGGTAAATATTTTTTCATCTTTATAATGTTTTTTAGACAAAAAGTCTTTTTCCTCTTCATCTAGTAAACCGCCTAATATCATAGCTCTATAAGGGTGAAGTTAATTAGTTGATTTGCTTGGAATATTTTTATAGCTTCGAACCATCTTGAGTCAGGCACCACCATACACCCTGCTGACCAATTGTCAACAAATGAGCCTGCACCGGCACGATGAAAGTTAATGCCATACCACCCACGAGTTTTGATTGTCTTATCGAGCTTTCTGTCTTTGTTACCATCTCTATAAATCTCGATTGAGCCTTCTTGGTAGAAGTATGGAGCTCCGAGCCATAGCGATTTCCAATTTGGTGATGTCATAAAGCGATGCGAAGCGAGGACTTGCTGCTCACAAGCTACTGCGGCACCTGTAATGCCACCAACAGTGAGCGGATTGAAGATGTAATAGTCTCCTGGAGTGGTTGAGCAGGACATAATCATATCAGCTATACTGTTCGAAAATCGAACAACATAGTCGGAGAACTTAT